CTACAGCCCGTTGGCTTCGAGTCGGGCGAGAGCTTTTTCTTTGGGTGACATTCCGGCGACCGGGTTGTTGACGGCGGGATAGCCGTTGCCGGACGGCGGCATGTTGTTCATTGTGCTAGCGGCCGTTGCCCGCTGGGTAGCGATGGCTTGGGCTTGGGCGAGCACCTGTTCTTCGACTTCACGGATTGCAGCGTTCAGGTCAAGGTCGGGGCGCTTTGATGCGGCGACGATGGCGGCGGTCGCCAACGGCGAGTCGGGCTGCCAGCCGTGCTGGGTCAGCGTCTGCTCAATCTGGACTTCGTATCCCTTTTGCACCTGCTGCATCTGGAACTGCTGAATGCGCTGTTCGACCATTTGCTCGACCTGTTGGGGGGTGAGTCCCTGCGATGCGCCTTCCACCTGTGCTTGCTGGGTGATAAACGCTTCCTGGGCTGGCGTGATGTACGAATCGAACTTGTCTCCGGCGAGGGTGCGGGCGTTGTCGACCATCCATTTGACGGCCGCTTCGTTGTCGCCAGACGCAAAAGATCGGACAAAGTCCTGAATGGCGTTGGCGTCGTCGGGGTGAAGTCCTTGAAATGCCTGAGCGATGGGCTTGTAGCGCTCTCGTTCACGCAGGCGATCCTGCACTTCGGAGCGGTAGCGCGCTTCCCAATCGACGTTCGTTTCGGTAGGTTCGGCAGGTGCCTCACCAGCGGGAACGGAATCCACCGTCCCTTCGGGGGCTGTGTCACTCATTGTTTCTCCTTATTGGACAGGCTGTCCAGCCTGGGGTTCGGGAACCATCGAGCCGGGGGGTTCGTTGGCTTGCGGCAGAGCTTCCGCTCCGGGCATCTGTTGCATGGCTGCGAGTTGGCGTTGTGCTTCTTCCATTGCGAGCGCTTCGTGTGCTTGGATATGCACGTCGATGGTCTGACGGATTTCGTCGGATGCCAGCTCGTATGCAGGCGATTTGCGTTCACGGTTGTGTTGGGCGATGTGCTTGGCGTGGTCATCGAACATGGCGGGCATGACGGCGACGGCTTGCATAAGTAGGCCGTTTTCCCATTCGGCTTTGGCAATGTCGGGGTCGGTGGTTGCCAGGTAGCCCTTGGGGTCGGGCAAGTCAAGCATGCGGGCAATGGCCAACGGATCAAGGTTGGCAAACGCCTGCGGGAACCTGTCGGCCAGGCTGGTGAGGATCGACTGGGTGGCGATCTTGGATCGGGGTGCCGTCGCATCCAACGGCACCTTGACGACCGGGTACGGGTCGATGTCTTCAGCTGACCAAGAGAACTGAACGGTGGCGCCCTGTGGGGTTGTAAGCGTCTGGCTTCGCACCATGCCGGACTGTTCTGCATACATGCGGTACAGCTGCAATGTCATGGAGCCGACTTTGGCCCATACCTGCGACTGATTGCGCGCCATCGGGCCGAGCGGTGTGTCGTCCTTTTCGGCAAGCACCGATAGGGCAAGACCGGAGTTGCGGTCGCCGGGGGCTTGGCCTCGAGATACCGAGTGGGTGAAGAAGATGTCGTCCATCTCCATTTCGAGCTGGGCGGCTTCGTTGCTAATCCATCTCGGCACGTCGGGGGCTGTCTGCCAATGCGGTTCGCCAATCTCGTTGTTGTATTCGAGGATGTCGGCGGGGTCGGTGGTGACAGTGTCGGCGTCTTCAATAGAACCAACTGGAACCATGAGGCGTGCGTTAGCTGCCTTTCGCATGTGCTCGAGGATGGTGGAACGTGCCCGGTTGTAGGCGTATTGGATGTCTCGAGCGGGCGACAGCAACGTGTGGCCGACCCAGGTGCGAGGAATGCGACGCTGGCGGGGAAGAACGATGTTGAGATGCTGGAACGGGAACGGCCAGCCTCGGCCGTCACCGTAGGCGTACACCTGCTTGCCGTTGACGACATGCACGACACAGCCGGGCGTGGTGTCGGTGGGGCGTTCGTAGTAGCAGTAGACGAGGGTGAGGCGGGGTGGCTGGCCTTGGGGTCGACGCGATAACAGGGTGCGGTGACGTGATGACAGTGCGGCTTCGGCGTCAGGCTGGGGCATGAAGTCCAGCTTGTAGCGTTCCTTTACTTGTTCGGGTGGTAGGGCGATGCACCTGATCCAGTACCGGGCGTTGTTTTCGTCGGCCGAGCCGGGTTCCAACGTAAATTCGCTGATGGAGAGCGGAGTGAGCCGTACGCCTCCTGCGGGGATAGGGATGGACGTGACAGGGTCAATGGCGACCACTTCGCCCATGTCGGGGTCCCAGTCCACGCTGATGGCCGAAACGCCACCGAATAGGGTCTGAAGTAGGGCTTCCTCCCTGATGTCATCCCATCCCTGTTCATATGCCTCCGATAGCAACAGTTGTTCCTGTAGGCGCTGGCGGCGCAGGTTGGCGTCGTCAATGCCGGTTGGTTCGACTTCCCACACGAGCGGGGAGCGGGTGAGACGGGCGATCAGGTTGGTAACTCGAGGGCCGAACTTGTCGACGGTGATGCGAGTAAACTTTTCGGCGTCGTTGGCGTAGTCAAGTTCTTGGACGATGTTGCGGGTGTGGTCCCACCAAATCCATTGAAGGCCAGCGTAATAGCTGGCGTTCATCCAGTAGTCACGGCGTTCTTTCAGGAGGTAGGTGTCAGCCTTGTTCCATAGTTCGATGACGTCTGCTGGTTTCGGCGGCTCCCACTCTTTCACGGTCCTACTGCCTCACTGGGGTTAGCCCACGTTGAGTGGGGCTTGTCGTCCTGGTTTTTCTTGCGTGGCTTGACAGCCCTTTCGGCGGCGATCACCGCGTCAGGGTTGCGTGCTATCACAAGGTTAGTCAGTCGACGGTTCTCGCGCAGGAGAACCACGCAAACTGCGGTCAGGGCGACAACCGCAACGATGGCTCCGATCACAGGTCACCTACGAAATCGGTGTCAATTTCTGGTGTCTTTTTTGGTTGTTCCCGACGAGGGCGGCCTGGACGCCGAAGGGGTGTAACGTCCTCCTGCCCGCTGGGTGCAGGTTCGGCCCCCTCGTCGGGAACGTCGGTGGAACCTGCCGTTTCCACCTTGCGCGATGCTACACGACTGATCGCGTCAAGTTTGGCTTCAGCAGCTTCGTACTGTTGGCTGAGTTCGCTAGCGACACGATTCGCCATTCCAAGCTCTCCCAAACGGGTGAGTTCAAGTGAACGTGTTGGCGCCACCATGCGGGCCATTTCGATAGCGCAGTCGGGGCAGATGTAAAGCCGGGTGATTGCGGATGGGTTGATGTCGTCGGGGCTGTTGACTCCGTCGAGGTCCATTTCGCAGTCGATGGTTGGGGTGGAGACGCCTCGGCAGAACCAGCAGCATCCGGGCAGATAGTTGTAGTTGTCGACCAGTCGCATGTCACCACCGGCGCTTCTTGGCAGATTTGTCGAGCTTTTCCATAAACTTTTGGACTCTCCCTTCGGCCCCTTCCCGCACAGATTTGTGTTTGCGGGTTATTTCGATGTATGGGCGGCACGATAGCAGGTATCTGAGCGCATCAGCTGCGTGGTCTTCGTCGTCGGTGTCGATGTCTTCGACTTGGGTTTTGTCGTGGCGCATGGCCGGGAGCGTGCGGAGCAAGTGTTCGCAGTTGCTGAATATCTTCAGTTTAGGTTCCCCGGTGACTTCGCTCGGCTGGAGATACCGCCGGACGTTCTGCCAGCCTGGGACTCGAGCGTTTTTGGCTTTGACGACCGGCACCCCGAGGCTGTTGTAGACGGCGCCGACGGTGGTGCCGAGGCCGGACACGTTGGAAAACGTGGAGGGGTCGATAGCGCTGGTGACGATGTGTTCGGGTCGGCCGTCGATTTTGGATAGTTCTTTGACTCGGCCTGCCTGCTGGGCGGCGGTCAAGCCTTTGCTGTAATCCTCCCGGTAGACGTAGCAGGTTCCGTCGGCTGGGTCCCAAGCTCCCCACAGACAGCAGTAGGGGTTGGCGGTACCGAAGTCAATTCCTCGGTATCGGGGCCATTCGGCGGGGATGGCGAACGGGGTGACAACATGCAAGTCACGGCGAAATTCGGTGAAATACTGGCCGGTGAACGTATCCCAGTCGCCAAGCAGTTTTTGTTTGCGTTCCGTCTCAGGAAGCATGGATAGGTGCTTGCGGTAGGTGGGGTCGATGTGCGGGTTGTCGTCTACGGTGCTCGGGACGAAGGCAACGACGAGATGATCGTTGGGGTCGTGAGGGATGTCGATTTTGGCTAGTTCGTCGTTGTCATCAGGTAGTTCGACCCGTCGAACCACGTCAGGGTTCTCAAATCCTTCCCGCACGTCGTAGACCACGGCATATCGGCCGTTAGCGGTGGGTTGGACCAGCATTTTGTAGAGGAACGTGTGGCCTCGATCACCGGGGTTGGTGGCGAACATGACGTGGGTTCGGACACCCATGTTGGCCATTCGGCGGCTGGTACGGAGTCGACCGGAGATCATGAGCATCTGGTAGGGGGTGAACTGGGTGGCTTCGTCAAATCCGATGAAGTCGTATTCGGCTGACATGAACTGGCCGACGTCCTCATCTCGGGAGCAATACCCGTATTCGATGATGGAACCGTTGTCGTACCACCAGGCTTTCACGTTGTCGATGGATCGCAACTGTGCGGATACGTCTAGTTGGGCGTACCTGACTTGGGATCGGATGATGAGGGACCGGCGTAGTTCGGGTAAAGCGGTACGAATCAGGAGGGTTCGGTGGCCTGGGTACTTCGTTGACAGCTCGTGGCTGTGGTAAGCGAGAAGCTCGCTTTTACCACCACCGGCAGCACCTCCGTACAGTAGCCAGTCTGTTTTCCCGACGAGTATGTGGGCGCGTTCTTGCCGGATGTTGCCGGTGAGACGCCACGATTGAAGGTCTGCCTCTAAGAGACGGAGGTATTCGTCTTGTTCTGCGGCGGTGAGCTGGACAAATTCGTCGTCTGACAGCAAATTCATCCTGATCCGTCCCCGATTGCGCGTAATCCGGCTTCGACTCGGCGTTTTGCTTCGATTTTGAGTTCTTCGAGGCGGGATAGGCGGTCTTCTGGACTGCCGACACGCTGTTCGTTGATGGTTGTGGCTTGTCCCATCTCGAGTCGGAGCACGTCGTACCAGATTTTGGCGACTTTGGTGGCTTCTTCGGCTGATTTGATTTCCCATTCGCCGGATGCGATGCGTAGTCCGAGGTCCACGATGATGGATTGGGCGAGTTTGGGGAGGATTTCCCTGCTGGCGACCCCTCGGGCGAGTAGTTCTTCGCCCATTGCCTTGAGTTGGTCGGCTCGTTTCTTTTGTTCTTCGCGGTCAAGCTGCCGTTTGACTCGGGCTTCTTCTAGTTGGGCGGCTCGAGCGGCTTTGGCGGCCTGGTTTTTTTCGGTTTTGGACATGACGGGGAGGTCGTCAATGGCGTCGACTACCAGTTTTGGGGGTCGGGGGGCTGTGGGTTTGCGGCCGGTGACACCTTCGGCGATGTCGTCGGCGTCTTTCCACACCTTTTTGGCGGCCATTACAGTGCGACACCGTCCCATTTGGTGGCTTCAGCAACGAAACCTAACGAATCGGGCATAGCCATCAAATTTTTTGAATACAAGATGACCAGAACATCGCCGTAGGTGAATCGTTTTTCGCCAAGTTTGTCGTTTAGAG